GTTCCTCTTCGCCCTCGTCATCGACAGTCTCTTCTTCGATTTCTGAGGTTGCCTCTTCGCTGTCGTCTTCTGATGGCTGAGTTTCCTCAGCGTCTTCCCAACGCGCCAAGATGGCGTCTTCCACGTTGCTCATGTCGAGAATACGTGGCTCTGTGGTTGAGGTTTCGTTCTGCACGTTGTTCATGGTGCTATTCTTCTTCCTCTTGATTGTTGTCATCATCGGCCTTGGTGACGATTTCGTCTTTGATTGCGACCCGCTGCTGTAGGGTGCTGACGATGTCAATCAGGGCACGGTAGTGGTGGTAGGCCATCTCGCGTTTGTCCCAATCTTCCGGTTTCGTGTTGCCGAAAGTCTGGAACTGGGCGTCTACCAGTGAATTGATCGTGTTCGTGAAGGCTTCGCTGCTGAGTAGTTGTTCAGCGTCGTCGCCCATTTGCACGAGTTTGTCTTCTTGTTCTTCCATTTGCTCTCCTTAGAGTAAAATTTTCCATGTTTTACATGGTGTTATGACCCGCATTTGAATCATTGATTCAATTGGTTGAGGTTCCGTGATTTGGCACGGGAATTGCGAGTCAGTTCAGTGAGTTACGATTCACACTTGAATCATACTCTTACGCATGGAAATGGGGGTTTCAGCCGCCCCCGTCTCTCCCTTGAAGGGGCCGCTTCGCAAGGCGGCCTCTTTTTTGTTATCCAGTCGGGCTGGCTATGCCCCGCACATCCTCTGAATTACGCAGAACCTCAAGTTCGGCTTCATCGATGCGCTGCTTGTGGACGAACTGGGATTCCTTGAGATCCATGTTGTCCGACTGTAGTGCGTGAGATGCCTCAGCCTTCGCGCGATCAATCTCAATCTTTGCGATTGTCGATTGTGCGTTGGTGCTGGCGTTCATCTCTGCGACTGCTGTCTGACGCTCTTGCAGCTCCATCTGCTTCATAGCCATCTGTGCCTGCATTTCCTGGGCAGGATCTGGCTGTGGTGGAGGGATCTGCTCTGGTGGTGTCAGGAACTCCTCAACATTGAGGATGCCCTGCTGTTCCAGAATCTTCTTCAGCATCGCAAATCTGTTGTTCATGCCGTACATCGGCTGAATGGCTGGGTCTTGGCTGAACAGAGAGTGCAGAGACAACATCTTCTGTGCCTCACGGTCTTGTTCGCCATAGCCAAGTTTCAGCTCAACCATGACATCCCTCTTCTCTTTCCAAGAAGCGGGGTCTACCTCTACGTATGCGCCAGAAATCTCCACGATCTTCTGTTGGCTCTCATTAGCAACCACCAGCGAGTAGATTTCGTGGAATAGCGATTTGACGAATTGAGCGAAATGTCTGGCTATTATCTTTTGTCGTTGCTGCCCCATAGTGGCGAGCTGCTCTACCAGTGCGGCTGAGTTTTGCTTTGATACCGCATCCTTGTTCAGACCAGTGTTCAGCGATGAAATGCCAGTGTTCTGCTCCTGATCCTCACTCAGCGCATCCAATGTCTGGAAGACGAATGGGTTCAATGGTGCTTGTGGCATTGGGCTGATTGCGTCCGGTCTGGACACGTTGACTAGGCCACCCACTCTGTTGTCGATCAGCTCTCTTGGATTTGTGAGACCACCTTTGACGACCATGTATCTTGGATTGTTGGTGATCATGGCGTGATCTAGGATTGATCGGGTCAGGATAGTTCGGGCGTTTTGTGTCGCGCACAGTTTCTCCGCAAAGTTTGATCCATAGAAAGCGTGAGGTATTGGCAGAGGAACGAAGGTGACAAAAGGCCGTCTGTCCACTTCCTCGATGTCCAACAGTGCGTTTCCGGCCTTCACAACACGGTGAAGCGTGGCAACGCCAATGCCTTCCACATCCATCATGATATAGGCTTCGTAGCAGAGAATATTGCGGACTTGGTCTTGGTATCCGTGGCTGTTGAAGCCTCTATTTTCGCTGATGCCATCATGTCTGGCTAAGATTTCGGGGTCGGTTTCCAGTGTCACATCTTCGTGATCACCTATGTCGTCCAGCTTGTCTGAGTCTGGATACATTTCCCGCAGCTCCGACAAAGTTTTGTGGGTTCTGTGGGCGACAAAGTTGCTGTCCTCAAGGCTTTTGCATTGTGCCTCAACGACCAGCTCCTCTGGTGGGATTGCTTCGATGACAACCTGTGAGGTGTCTCGCCTGACACCAATCGTGCCGGAAACCATACCCATGTCGTCAGTCTTGCTGTCGATCAGTTCGATTTCATCCTGTGCCAGCAGCATATCAAGCTGGTCTTGGGTGATGGCTGTGAACTCTTCCTCGTCAACTTCCTCGCTTTCGCTCCAGAATACCTTCGTGCAGCCCACTCTGGCCATCAGGCCGTCATGGATCACAGTGGAAAATATGTCGAAACCATCGTTCTGTCTGAAGAGGACGTAATCGGTATAAGCGGAGCATATAGCTGCCGTTTGCACATCCTCTGGACCTTGTGGAGCGAATTTGACGATCCGATTGCCAGCGGAAAAGGTTTCCAATAGCGCAGCTTGCATCGATTGCACTGCATTGTAGACATCTTGGGAAACGAACTTGGAGTTTCCATCGTGCGCTGGTCGTGGCAGCCGTGCCTGATAGTAGTCTTGGACCTTCTTACGTTCACGTGATAGCTGGCTGTCGTAGTAACCGACTGAGGTTTTGATATTGTCCTCAACCAGCTTGACGATTTCAGCATCGTCGAGCTTGCGATAGTCTGTTTTCATTCGGTTACACCATTTCAATATAGAGGTCGTCTGGGATTTCGGTTGGCTCCCACGCACCCTCATGGACGTGATTTGCTAGGGCCAAGGCCATGACACAATCGTCATGGCAATTCGCTTCAGCCTCCATCGCACCAGTTTCGGTGACGATGTAGGTCAGCATTTCCCTTATTGTTGTGAGATCGTTGAGTTCCAGCTCACCCTCGCGCATTGATGCACGGAGCTGATCGATGATGAGAGGTTTAGTTTTTGCCGTGGTGGTGAAACCCAGCTTGACCGTTTCTCTGTCTGTCAGCTTATCGACTTGGGTCTCCAAGTACATGTTGCTGTAAGCAAAGTCTTTGCCTAGCCGTGTGCATGTCAGGATGCCGTGTGAGTTGTTTTCAACGATTATGAACGCTTCGTTGTAATATTCCCCAAGCGCATACAGGATCTCAGCAAAGAAATCAGGATGGACGTGGCCTCGCCACGTTGCGACTTGCCGTTTCTTGCTGTCCAAGACTTGCGCGACTGAATAGTCTCCGTTTCGGACGCCCATAGAGCTATCTGCGCCAACCACATAGGTTTCTCCTGGGTTGTGGGGGATGTAGGTAGTCAGCTCCCCTCGCCTGTTGTGAACGAACTCATCATTCTCCAATGCCAGACGTTCCTTCACATCTCTGGCTGTCTTGAGGCAGCTTTGAAGCTGCTCAGGATTGAAGACAGGTCGTCCAGTGGTGAGGAAGGCTTCTTCGGGTTCTGCTGGGTATTCCTGCCGAAACAAATCGATGCCGTTTTGGGCGATCTTGCGTCTGCGGAACATGAGCTGACTGTCATCAAGGTCGTATTGCTCAACGAGGTCGTCTTCTTCGGGGGTGCGTTCAAAGTTGTCAGGCACATCCTCACGGTATTCTGGGTCACAGAACCATGGAATGAAGACTGGAACGAACCCATTTGTCCCGTCCACTGCACCACGCCAGAGGTCGTGATAGATGCCGGTGACGCCATTTGCCGTCGATTCAACGAAGATGGCTGTGCCTTTTGTGTTCGGGATTGCCTGTGTCAGGCCGTTCCATATTTCTAGCGCCGTGCTTTTCGGCCAGAAGGCTAGTTCCGAGGCGTGAACGTGAGTGAGCGTTTCACCGCGTCCAACGCTGTCGCCGCCTGCTGTCGCCACAACGTAACTTGAGTCAAGAACATCGAACGACAACTCTCGTCTGCTTGAGTATTTTGTGTGCGGCCTAAGTATTTCGGGACAGTTTTCATGAAACCTCTTGGTCATGTCGAACAATGCTCTGGTGCTATCACTATGATGTGTGATCACCATCGCTTTCTTCGCTTTTTGTTGGGAGACGGAGTGGTAAAGGTAGCCGCCTGTGTAGGTGCTGAGACCCTGCTGGCGAGCTTTGAGAATGATGACACGAACCTTGCCCTCACTCTCCATTTGCTTGGTTACTGCTTCATCAAGGATCTGTTGGGCCGGATTGAGTTCCAGCGGAGCGATGGCTCCATCCTTAGTGCGTATCTTCAAGGCTGATTTAGAGTAGAAACGGAAGTCTTCAAAAAGGCGCTTACGAACTTTCTGGAGTCTCTTGTCCATCTTCTTCCAACAGACTGCTCAGAAATTCTTCAGCCTTGCCGATTGAGACTTCTGATTTGCTGACGGGTTTGGAACGGGTGAAGTCAAGGACAAGGCGAGCTGCCGCAAGCCTTTCCCGTGTTTCTCCGGGTACTTGGACGATTTCCACAGCGG